CATGTAACAAGTTTTTCAGCAAAATCATCATCTGCACGACCGGCAGATTCTAATTCTTTCTTCATAATCTTACGTTCAATGTTAACTGGCGGCCATTGTTGTTCATAAGTATTTGGGAATCTTTCGAGGAAGGCCTCATTCAATACGTTAGTAAACATATAGCGACCATCATCTGAACCTTTACCTTTAGTATTTGCAGTAGCGAATACTGTAAAACCTGGTGCAGGTGTAATCAATTCACCTTTCTTTTTCAACATGAAAGGTTTGCCTTCAAGTACACGTTGCAAAGAGGAAAGATTCTGAGCGCCATAATCAATTTCATCGATACATAAAACAGCACCTTGACGAGCAGCCGTTGTAACAGGACCGTCACGCCATTCCATATTGCCGTTAATCAGAACATAGTTTCCAAGCAAATCACCTTCATCAGTTTCGGGTGTCATGGAGATACAAATGAATTTACGTTTAGCCTTAGCACATGCCTGTTCAATAGACATTGTTTTACCGTTACCAGAATGACCAGTAACAAAGACAGGAAAGAATTGTTCAGATTTTACAATTGAAACAATGTCTTCAAAGTCACCGAATGGAACATAATTTTTATATACAGAAGGAACTAGATTTGTAGAATCCAAATCTGTAGCGATATTGGAAATTTTACTTAAAGATTTATCTATAGGTTTAACCATTGGAATGATTTTAGCTTGTAGAGCAATTGTTGAAGATGGAACACGATACATTCCACGAGCAACTCGGTTTGATTCATCTTTAGTGAACCATTGGGCACTTCGCATACCCATTTTTTGACATACTGTTTTAATCTCGGATCGACTCACTTCGGACTTACCGAGCGCTTGTAGATTAGAGATAAATTCTTCACGGATTTCAACACGATTTGACATAATATAAAACACCTTTTTAATTCACATGATACCATTATAACACAATCACAACAGAAGTCAAGCCCTCTGTTGTTTTTATGTAACACTTATACAGCAATGCCTTGAATGAATTTAGACACTAAAACACGGTTCACTTGTTTGCCGCGGTTGAATTTCATAAACGCATTTTTCAGTTTATTAGCTGTAACTTTACCTTCGATTTCAATTTCTTCATTGTCAACAATAAGATTAGAACCACCAGCAATCATAAAGAAACTGGTATAGCCTTTTCGTTTAGAAACAATAAATTTTTCACTTCGAAAATCTCTCATAACTTTCCGTTCTATTTCATGGGCAGCGAATCTATCTAATCTAGACATTTCACTAAATGATTGCCCACTATCATCAACATACATTCTTTGAATTGAAGCTTTTGGTCGACCTTCAATAATATAGAACCCAAATACTTTTGCATGAGTAGTCTTATTGAACCATTCAAGAACAGCACGGAATGTAGGACAACCATTACCATTTGTTGATGCCATTTGAGCTTCATATTGAAACTTCTTGTCACGCATAATTACATTTTCATAATCAGCACTAAAACTATTATAGCTACCAGTTGAATTAATAAATGAATTTATGTAATCAGCATCACCATCATGCACAATAACAAGATTGGTAAGATCCAGATTATTAACTTTCTTAAAGTTTAACATCAAATCTCTAGTTACAATAATTGCCTGAGTCAATGGAGTATTGGACAATTGTTCACTATCTGGACGGGAAACTTTACGACTATGGCGATTACCCATATATGATACTTTCAACAAAATCATATTACGCAAAGCTCTTGTGAATTCAGCATTTGACATTTTGTGATTGAGATATTCACGCAATTGTACATTAGACATTGTTAGGTGATTGTTTTCACGGACAAACGAATCTCTTTGAATTTTTTCTCTAACTTCAGGATCAGGATCATATTCATTTATTTTGCGGTCATAGTACCAAGTACCAGAATCATCAGTAAAACCATAAACATGAAACGGAATATTTACTTTACGGCAGAACAAAGAAAGAATTAAAATCTGTTCAATAGAACCAGACATATTATCAGACATAGAACCAGAACAATCAAGCAACAAAATCAACCCATGTGATTTGCCTTTTGGCACCATCATCACTTTACGGAAAATGTTGTCATCAAATTGATACAATGAAAGTTTGTTTACATCGATATCACCTGTATCAGACAATTTAGATTTACTAAACGCCTTGGCAGCCTTACGCATTTCGAATTCTTTGGCAAGTAATCCAATGTATCGTTCATTCTTATTACGGAAATCTTTTACATATTCGTTGATTGTAGCGTATGTCAAACGTCCATTGTTGATATCATCCATGTAGTGTTCAGAAATTAATTCTTGTACACGTTTGGCAGGAGTAATGCAATTGTGCATATTCACTTTAGGCATTTCAATATAAACATATGATTTACATTTATTGTCTAAAAGGATAGATTCATTGTTGCGGAAATTATTATCTGTTTCACAAACAGGATCAAAGTCTTCATATGATGATTCGGATTCTTGTGATTGTTTGTTGCGGTTTATTTCATCAACGCCTTCACCGTCTTCGGTATCATCTTCAGATTCTTCAGCATCGGTATCAGTAGTTTCGGAAGAATCTTTTGATTCATCATCCGATTCATAATCTGAATCTTCAGAATTGGAATCATAATCATCTGATTCTTCATAATCACCATCTGCATCTTCTTCAAAATTAAAATCGTTACCTAATTCTTGTTGTTTTTCGAGCTGTTCACCTTTAGAATATTCGTAAACTTCATCAGTTACACGCATGGTATCTTCCCATGTTTCTAACATTTGAATTTTACCAATCAATTGCATTTCAAAATTATTGAAGTCAATTGCTTGTGTGTATTGACTTTTGGTGAATATGTTTAATCGTTCAATAAACGACATTGTATTAACATCACGATCACCAAGGCCAAAGAAGTCACGCATTTGCAATTCAGTATATGCTTTTCGGAATGATGATTTAAGGCCAGGATATTTACGAATTACTTTTTTCTCAATACGAGCATCTTCTACAACATTAAGGAAAGATTTATAATTTTTATGTTTAGTTGTGTCAACAGCGGCATCATGCCAACCATCTGCTGGGGTATAAAGAGCATGTCCAACTTCATGCCCACCGAGCAAATCATACATAGCGCCCGACATATCTTTCCAGATAGGAAGATATAGAATACGATTTACTGGATCAAACTTGGCAGTTTGAATTTTTTGATGTTGAATGGAAAGATTCTCAGTTGCCATTAACTTAGCAAGTTGAGATTTTTGTTCGACTGTAAAAGCTGTCATAGATAGTCCTAATCAATTTATAGGTCTATTATATATCAGCTTCGACAGGATGTCAAGCGTCTGTTGTTTTTAGGCAACAGTAGTACTAAAGTATTACTTTTTGGGTTTATAGAAAATGAATACTGGTTCATACTTGAGCCACATACCATTTACTTTACAGAAGTTCTTTGCCTTAGGTAAACCTGTTTCTGTATCTACACGATTACCACCTGGCATTTGTGCCAAAGACATTTTGATTTTGCCTTTGTATTCCATACCGAGAGAAGTTAGAATGTCCATTGAGTCTTGTTCAAGAGGCAACATCTCACCACCGAATACAGCATCTGCAATATTCCACAACAAGTATCTATCATCTCTTAACCATTCAACAGCTGTTTCTAATGTCTTGCGTAGAAATCCTTCTTTCCAAGAAGCATACTGAGAAAACTTCTTATATGATTGTTCGGCATCTTCAGAGTAAGCTTCTTTCGCAAAGTATGGTGGTGAAGTAAATACTAAATCTAATTTACCTTTATACTTCTGAAACGATTCTATGTTATGAATTTCTTCTGAACCAGATTGATAGATTTCATATGTGTGTGTCTTTGGAAACAAACCAGTTGCCCGATATGTTTTCGTATTGAAGAAATCAGCAAACTCATGGTACTTTGTTCTACCATTTTCTGTACTGTGATCTTTATTTGGATCGGTACCGATGTAATGAATATTTCTACCATCATCAATAGAAAGAGCACCAAGTAATCTACCACCCCAGCCAGAAGATGGGTCATATAAATTAATTTGTTCTTGTGTTTTAAAATGTTCTGTATATTTCTCATACAAAAACTTTGCAGTCAATGGAGGAAAGTTAACTGCATACTGACAGAATGAAACACGGAATGCTTTTAAACCAACTGGAAATACTTTCTGATTCTTTTTAAACAAACGAATACGAAACAGTTGTGCATCTTTGTGTTCGATATTTGTAATAGAATTAGCAGGAACATTTAACTTCAACAAATCATCTTTACTAATTTGCAAGTAGGTTTGATTCTTCAAGTCTTCATTGTAACCAGTATACTCATTATCTGCATTCGTTGGTTCTAACCAATAGTCATGTGTATCATACGCACGAGCATTAGTTTCAAACCAAGCAATAAAGTCTTCTGCTGATTTTGCAATGTATCTGTAACTACCAATCTCATCAATCAATTGATTAGCTTTAATAGGTGTAGAGTGATGATAGAATGAATCTCTTTTGAAATGTCGTGATGCATATGTCACAAACGTATCTAACAATTCTTCTTTGGCAAAGTAATCATAGATTGATTTGCCTTTGTTTACATCTTTAGTGTAGTTAATGCGTGTCTTCATCATGGTTGGAAACCATTGATTGACTGCATTGCCAACATTTGATGTATTACGAATCACAT